AATTCCTCCAGGTGATTCTTGACCACGCGATACAGGTTGATCAGCTCGCCGTTGACGTCGTTCAGCACCTCGACCTCGGCCGGCGGCCGCATGAAGTACAACGCGGCGCCGCCGGCGAAAACCTCGACGTAGCAAGAGTGTGGTGGAAATTGCGGGATGATGCGGTCGGCCAGGCGTCGTTTGCCGCCGATCCTGGGGATGATGGGAAAAGCCAAAATGTGAACCTCCTAATGTTAGAGTCGAATTACCTCCCCGAGGTAGCTCGAGCCCACTTGGTTCACTGGCCTCGCCAGCGCGCCGAGGCTGATTGCTGCTGTTGCTGCAGCGACAATCAGCGCTCTGCTTTTTCATCTAGCGGAACGCAACCAGCAATTACCGCTTCCAGTTCCGCCTCATACTTCCGGCCACGCGGCCAGTCCCGCGCCAGCGCCAAGACGATCTCGCCGTCGCTCGCCGCCGGCCCCAGTTTGTCGAATTCGTAGACGCCGCGCTGCGGCACCACCTTTACACATGGCGTAAAGACGGGAACCTTGACCAGTTGCGGCACCAACGGCGCGCTGCCGCAGCCGGCCAGCAGCAATGCAAACATCCATTTCATCGCATGCCCTCCAGTAACAACCTGACGGCCGGCATAGCCTCGTCACAGGACATGGCACGCGCACCCGCGATCTGCACCAGGGCCGCGTCGTACTTCTTGCCTTTGGCTGCTGCAGCTGCCTGGGCTGCGGCGCTGCGCTCCTGGGCCACCAGAGTTGCCTTGGCCATGCCATCGATGGCGCGGTTTTGCTCGCTGATCGACGTGCGCAGCGCAGCACCGGCACCCTGCTCTGCTGAAAGCGCAATGCGCGCTTGGTCACGATCCCCGGCTGCCAGCCACCAGCCGGTGCCGGTGCTACTGGCGACCAGTAGCAACGCGGCGGCCAGGATGATGGCGGCGGCCTTCCAGGCACCGCTGACGGCGCCGGCCAACGCAGTAACGGCGCTCACGAGCGCACCTGCAAGATACCAGCCCGGGTGCCTCGGCTATCGATGGTGATGATGCGGTTAATCGGCCTGGCCACCATGCGCGTGCTGACATGCACCCAAGTCAGTTCGTTGATAATCTGGCCAATGCCAAACTCGTCCAGTTTCGGCAGCAGCGCCTGGCATACCTGGTACGGCGTCATACGCAGCGCCTTGAAATCGGCGGCACAGCCCTTAACGTGGTCACTGCCATCGCTGCTGCCGACACCGCGATTCACAGGAATTGAGCGATAGCCACTGATATTGGTCAGCGGCGTGTCGATGCCGGCGCAAGCCGTCAGGTAATTGCGGATGCGCTGCAGCAGCTCGGCCGTGTGCTGCAACTCGGCCAGCACGGCCGGCGACGGCGTGTTATCGACACTATGGCGCGCGGCCCAGTCGGATGCGGTCAGTTCCTGCAATGTGAAATTCTTAGTCAGGTTCATTGCACAGCCCTCCCATTTTTAGCAAACCAGCCGACCATGACAACGCCAGTCATGCCTACGTTCAGCAGCACCTCGCCAGGCGGCGGCTGCGTGTACCCATACAGCGGCCCCGTGACTACGGCAACAGCACCCACGCCCAGCAACACGTAGAACAGACGGTACAGATGATTGCTACGGCGGTGCATACGGTTAAGCACGCACAGGGCATGAGCCAGCAGGATGATTCCGGCCAGCCAGTTCAGGGCAAGCATGGCATTCATGGTGCACCTCCGCGTTTTTTGAGCCAGCCCAGGCCTAGCGGCACGATGGTTTGCGCCGAGACACCGGCAGCAAAGGCACAGAACCAGCGCACAGCATCGGCCGACTTCGCTGTCCAAGGGAAATATTCCAACGCACCAGCATGCGCGATAGGGCCGACATAGCCGGCCACCAGGGCGCTGGTAATGACGGAAACGACCATTTTGAGACGGCTGGTCTGGTCAACCATCGATAGTGCAACCAGGCCGCCGGCCAAACCGACGAGCAGCACATCGTATTCCAGCCCGAGAATTGAGCCGGTCAGGGTCACTGTACCGAGGGCGAGCGCGCCGCCGGCGGCAGTAATTGTTGCGGGTTCAGTCATAAGGAGATCTAACTCTTGTGAAATAGATTGGGGTGACTGTCCACAGTCAAGCGGACAGGTTTTAAAATTACGACAGGTTTCCTCCCTTGGCCCAAGCAGCAGCAGCACCTATTCCGTCAGCAGTGGCGTAATAAATATTTGAAAACCCTATTGATGGATTTGTAAATTCCAATGTCGTGCCCCGCATCCACTTTCCCGCAGCTGGAATAGATCCTGAACTACTTCTCAATATTACTTTTGATAATTTGCTTCCCAGATTTGCAATAAATCCAGCTGCGGTATAGATGCAATTATCATTGTTGATAATGACCTCCGCAGATTCGCCAACCTTTATAGAATCTAATAAACCTAAAAATTCAACGTTGTCTATTAGTGCACGTCCGCTATGGGCAGTCAATAGACCGGTAATGTGACAATTTTTAATTGTCATTGAATCGTAGTTAGTCAGTAAAAAATAACCACTAACAATCGACCCAGATCTTGTTGCATCTATAAAATTGGATGTGATATTTAATTTTCCGAAATTTCTCACCATCGAATTGATTCTCAATGTAAAAGACTGCAATGCCAAAAAAATATTTGAATTTAATGATACTGGCCTGGAAATTGTGTCATCCTTTTGCATATATATGGTTACCATGCCATGCGATGAGGATATAAATGGAAAAGCCTCATCAAGTGACAAAAATTTCAGTCGTGCGGGATCATCAACATCACCAATGGTTACAGTTACATCGCCTAAACTTTGACCGCAAACGCTAAAATCTGGCGTAGTATATTTAGTCCTAAGAGTTTTATATACTGTGGGTTGCCATGCTACAGAATTGTTATTTTGTTCATTTGTTGCATTTGAAAAATGAGTCAAATCAATACTTGAATCTGGCGCATATATGTACCCTTTGTATTGCCCCTGAAACGCGGCCCCATCTATGGTTATATTTGCCCGTCGTCTATCTCCAATTTCAATATAATTTGTGTTATTTCGATTGCATGAATAAAGCCCACCACGGATAACTAGTTGTTGTATTTTTGACTGATTGTCAGGCGTAGTTTCTGAACCTTGGGCGAAATAGGCCAAAATTGAGGATTGGCCATTTCCGTAGTAATCCATGGATTCATGGTAACAATCATTTTTTGTGACATAAGCATACGCTATACCGGAGAATGCAAATTTCAACACAGCATGATGATGCTGGTCATCCAATACTGCTGGGGCATAATTGGAACTGACACATTGGTTCATAATCACCGACGCCCCGTTACTCACCAAGACGCTATTGGCGCAGCCAAACCAGCAATGATTTATCGGTGTTGTAGTAGAGCTCATTGCGATGCCGAAATTATTATTTAATGAATTTGGCGCAAACCTACAATACTCGATCAAAGAATCATCCATTGAGTTGTAATAGCTAGGACCCTCCACCGAGGTAATGCAAAGCATTGCAGTCAATGGGTTGTACTGATCTGGGAAATCCGGCGCAATGCCTGCAAGAAAACCAATTTGATTCCAAAAATAAATATGTCCGAAATAATTTCCAGTTACATTGCCTTTTGAGTTCGGCGCGTTAACTCCATTTCCGGCTTGATAGATAAACGTCATAGCCTTGTGTGCACCATCCAACGTAAAATTCGACCAATGAACATAATTGGAACATTTGGCGTCTATCATCGAGCTGTTTATTTCGCCATTCCAACGGATTACCGTATTCCACTCAGAGGAGCCTTCAAATCTAAAATTATTTCTGAACGAGGCATTGATCGTTCGGTTAATTAGATAAGTTCCGGTATCGCCATAAATCGTTTTGCTGACTCCCAATCGGTTGAAATTATTTCCATCGTGCACAGTTTCACTAGGGTCATATTGCGGAGCACAATAGTTAATACACGCCTGGATTGCGCACCAATCAATTTCATCTGTCAGCGCAACAGCATGTGGATAAAAAGATTTCGCAATGGCTAGTGTTGGGTATCTAGAAGACAACGGATGGGACGCGCCATCTCCAATTGCGCCGAATTTCTTCCAAGAAACCCGTTCGCGCAGTACATCTTGCACCGAGAGTAAAGCCGCGCCAGTTCCCAGCGCTATAGTGCCCATCAAATCTGCTCCACCGGCTACAGCGAGCTCGTCTACCGGAACGCGAGCAAGTGCCTCGATCGCATCAGCGAATTGGTCGTGGTCGTTTGACGGCACGAATCCCGCACGCTCCTCCACCCGAACGAGAGATTCCTGGACAGAGTTGAAGAACTCCGCTGACAAGTAGGTTGGCTCCGCGATGCCTGGCACGGCTGCGCGGAAACCGTCTTTACCGGGTCCAAATTTATCGATTTCTCGATTTATAGTTGCAATTCGTTTCATTACTCACCTCACTTTACGGACAATAGTGGAGTCAGATCCATCCGCATGGCAATGGTGGCCAATGTGTTTCGCGCGGTATGGGTTGCGCTGTCTATTTCGTTCCGCAGACTTTCAGTGGCGGCCGCGCCTTGGCGGACCTCCTGCGCGGTGTTAATCAACAACATCGGTAGCCAGGTAATCGCGCAGGCCCATTCATCGACCTCGCGCCCGCTTTGTGGCTCGGTGCCGCGCACCAACGTGAACCAGCTGCACTGCAAGCCCATGCAGTCTTTTTTGATGAGAGGGCAAAATTTTCCAGGTTCAAGTTTCATAGTCAGTCTTTGGTTGCGATGATGATGTCGACATATTTGATAGCCAGATTGAGAGTGTGGCTATGAGAAGCGCCGCCGCCAGCCTCACCGGTAGTCACGCCTGGGAATGTAGATGAACCACCGCCATCGCCAAGGTGCGCACTCGATCCATCACGGGCGAATACCGGGGCACCGTGACTATGCGCAGGAATTTCATTGATGGTCAGGATGTGTCCATCAACACTGCCGGCGACGAATGCTGCGCTGAAATCCAGCGCGCCGCCTGAGCCAGCAGCGCCGCTGACCACACGCAGTGCCTTGTCGTTGTGAGTTACGTCTTTGGTCCAGCCAACTGGGGCGTTCGTCTGCTGAAACAACATTCGCGTACCGCTGGGGATTACCGCGTTCGCCTTGGTGGTGGCATCGATGGCGGCAGCAGCGATGGCGGCAATGCGCGCGCCATTGGCTTTATTGGTGGCGTCATTGGCCGCAGTATCGATGGCGGCGGCACGCGCCCCAGCCGCCTTGTTCGTGGCATCGATGGCTGCGGCCAAGATAGCAGCATCGCGCGCTGCATCGTCGAGTAGCAACAGCGCCGCCACGAATTGATCCATATCCGCCTCGGACAGCTGCAGGCCTGCGGCCTCGATGGTCCGTACGATCGATTCCTGTACGGCATTGAACCACTTCGCCGTCAGGCCCGTGGCCAGCGAAACGCCTGGCACCTGTTCCTGAAACCCATGGCGCCCAGGACCAAACAGGTCCAAGGCGGGGTCCAATCCATCAATTCGCTTCATCAGCGAGCTCCTTATAGGTAAAAATTACTTGTGTGTGCGCCGGCTTGAGACGCATGAGCTGGCATTCCAACGCGCCGAACGCATAGCTGTCGATACGGGCGTCACAACGCATACCAATGCGGGAAACGGTATAGTTATCGCCTTGGTACGGGATATTGACCTTCCAGAGGAAACGGAAATCCTCGTCCATCACGGACACCTCGCACGTCATTTCGCAATGCGTCGGCCCGAACTCAGTAATCGTCATATCTGCGTAGCCAAGTACGGTAGCCAAGTTGAGAAAGTAAGCCCTCGACATGCCACCTGGTTCCTGCAGCTTGACCACGACCCGTGCTTGGCGCTCCTCGATAGTTTCAGGATGGCCGCCACAACTGTCGGGCAAGCCAAGCGTAGCCTCCCATTCGGGCAGCAGCTCGACCGCCGTCGACGGGAAGCCATCGATAAGCAAAACTCTGGAACGTGCGTCGTTGCGCTCATACGCCTGAGCAAGCGCGAGCAAGAGACCGGTCTGCGCAGCATCGAGATCGCGCGGCCAGACCCGGCCGCGAGGCATCAATGCCTGCAGCGCCCCCAGGTAATCCTGGGCTGAAAAAGAAGCGGTCATGTGGTCTGTGTGTAGGTAATGGTGCCGACGACAGGCAAAGCACCAGGTGGATTAGCGATCGTGCCGAGCGGTGACAGGATGACGAAAGTATCGACCCCAGAAATGCTGGAAATAGCAGACCAGATATGCGCCAAAGCGACCGACTTGCCGGGAGCACCATCGCGCAAAAACACATCAGCGATTGCCCCTTCCACCATCGCCCTAGCCGCCACAGGCAAATTTTGGATCATGAAATTCACCGGGTTTGGCGCCGGCGACGCCACGTTAACGAATGCAGTTACCGGCTGCAGTTGCAAAATATGATTGGCTACACGCAGCTGGTCGCCGGTAGCAGGCGTACCACGCGATTCGTCAGTCGCGGCACCGCTGATCCCCTGCGGGAAGCCACCGTGTGCAGCCTGGCTGCGGTCCAGCATGATGTAGACCACCACGGAACCGATACCCAGCACATTGGCAACCGACCAGGCACGCGTAACGCCAGGAACTTCCTTAGCCCACGTCACATAGTCATCGCGCGCGCCACCGCGCGGCGGCGTTTGATACTGAACCAGCATCCGACTGCGCAAACTATCAAATGACTCAACATCGGACCCGCCGACAAACGCCGTACTGACGACCCCACCCGCCTGGATACCTTCAATGGCCTGCGCCAGTGCCATGACACTGCCCACCACCGTATTGCCGAACGCGCCTGACTGTCCACCTGGATCAGGATCAGCGAATGCCGGCACGTCAACTGTGCCCCCCTCACCGACAAGCGCGGCTTCACTCGTTGTATAAGTTACGCCGTCACCACGGACCAGGCCTGTGTCGCTTGGGATCACCCTTCCAGGAACCCCTTTAAACGTCACGCGGCCACTGGCCGAGGTTGCTGCCTGGCGGTAAATTCCTTTCAGGGCAGCCCAGCCTTCCAGATACTCGTCAGTGGCGGTAAATGGCACTGCCTGTTTGGCAATCCAGTCGAGATAGCCGTAATGCAGGTTGGCCAAGTTGGCCTGTGCCACGCCCGTAATGTTGAGGTTTGAAAAACGCAGGAGCGGATCTGCTCCAGGAAAGCCCGACGCAATATCTTGCGCCACCTGGTTGCGTATCTCGGTCAATGTCGGACGAATAAATGGCATCTAGTTTGCCCTCCATACCCAGCTAAAATTAAATGCGATTGCCGCACCACTCTGTTGATACGCCACCAAATTGGCGCCCAACGTGCCTGGACGAGTCCATTCAGTCGTGATATCGAAGCGCGCCACCACGCTGTCATCGATCAGCCATTGCAGTGACTCGGCGATGTAGTCGTTTGCCAGCCGCAGGGTTTCCTGCGTCTGCTTGGCGCGCTCCAGCAGCCACAAGCGCGAGCCAATCTTATAGTCCTGGTCGACGTCACCAATCCAGCCACGTGGATCACCAGTACCATCCGAGATGACGTCGTCAGAACTTGCCTCCCGATCGCTGAACAGGCTGATCAGGATTGCTGTTTCCAGGTCACCACCGCTGCCCAGGTTGGCGTTGTCGTGCGACCAGTCGCCTCGCGCCATATCGCGCATCCATATCGTCCTGGTATCGCTCATACCGGCTCTCCGGTCTGATCAACGCCCGTACGCACACCGTCATGCTTATGGTGGATCTGGCTCACGCCGTCAGCGATGACATCGCCTGTGGCGCTAAGGGAGCCGTTCAGCTGGATATCGCCGTTGATGGTGATCGGCAAGCCAGCGCTGTTGATCACGATGCCGGCCTGCGTCAGGTGGACGGACTGACCCAGCGTGTCGTAAATGGCAACTTCGCCCGACGCCAAATTTTTCATACGGTAGGTCTGGTTGCCGATAGACACAACCATGCCGTTGGATCTGTTCCCGCCAAGGAACGAGGCAAAGACGTCAGATCCGATCGGCGGGTGGCAGGTATAGCCGTAGTCGTGTGGCACCGGCATGTTGTCGATGATTTCCAACGGACCAAACCGCACTTGTAGCTTTTGCACGACGCCGCTGTCGTCAACAAAAGTGATGCGGCCGCGCCCAAAGGCCAGCATGGCACAGCGGTACAGCCTCTCGATGGCGCCGATCATTTGCCGGCCGCCGCTGGCACGTCTGCGAGCGCTTTGTAGAGCAGCATCGGCTGCACATCGAAGGCTGTCGGCGGCATGATCACCAGCTCACAGGTGGTGCCGGTATTCGCATCACGCTTGTACGTCACATCGCTGATCAGCCAAGTTGTCGGTTCCAGCTTCAGTGCCGGGAAATCGACTGGGACCAGGGTGTTCGGCTGGTATAGCTTGCCAGCCGAATCACGCCAGCCATCCGTGACCAGCTGCAGGCGGCGCGACCGGCCCGATCTCCGCACAACCTCCCAATCAGCGCGCTTACGCAATACTTCGAAGCCGCTATCGCCGCTTTCTGCAATCAGCACCTTGCGGCGATGGCGTGGCACGTTTGGGTCTGTCACCGTCACGACTAAATTACCGTTATCGCCGGCGTCGGAAAATGTATCCAGATTCTGGATGAAGGCCAGGATCTCGGAATATCGCTGATCCATCGAGTATTCCAGCGAAGCCGACTGCACGTTCTTCCCCTGGGTAAAACCGCTGGCCGCACTAACTTTGCCGACGCGGGTCAAGAATAAATTGCCGGCAGGGTCGTCATAGGCCAGCAGCGCGGCGTACCGGCACAGCCGCTCGATGATTTCGAACGCCTTCTCGCCCAGCATCAAGTTAAATTGATGGATAGGCGGGTCGGAATCGGTCACGTTCGTGGACACCGAAATCGGTACAGCATCCGCACCAGTGGTGGACACGCCGTATGGCAATGCCAGCTTGCGGGCGATCTCGAGCACGCTCGATCCGGTGATCTGGCCACCAGGCCACTCTGCGTCACAATCGACCAGGTCGGCGCACTTGCTGCGGCCCATTACGCGTAAGGCATGCTGGCCGGCGTTAAACGACGGCACCAGGCGGTCGACATAGCCGGTGATGACCAGGTCGGCGCCGAGCAGCACCTGGCATGCATCACCAGGCTGGATCACGAAAGCGCCGACGTCGCCGGGATAGAGCTCGGTCATCATCACGTCGAAATCGCTCGGGCAGCGCTCGATGCCGCGCGATACGCGGATCGAGGTCCAACCGGACAGTTTCCGACCGCCAACAATTAATGTGAGATCATCTGCCATATTTTTTACAATCAGTTGAATTAGAAGGAGAACGCATGAAACAAAAAATGAAAAAATCAATATGCTTCGCCATGCTTGCCTTGTCTGGAAGCGCCTTCGCCGAGTGCCATTTAAAGACAGGTAACGCGGTTTTTTGCCTAGCCCCCAAGCCGGCGGCCTATGCTTATCAATCTCTAGGCTTTGATGCCAAAAAGACGAATCTCTCCCACTACCGGCAGCTCATGCAAGAAGCAGGGTGTGGCCGCCCATATGGCCGCACGTTTAAGGAAGCATCACTGAGACTGTTTTCAAAAGGCCGTATAGCTACGCCTGATGGCTGGGTATCCATCAGTCATGTCGCGGTGAACGACAGCGACGCTTACTACGTCGCTACCGACTACATCGAAGGTGTTTGCGAACCGTTTAAGCCAACGACCAACTCATCGTCCAATACCTTGCCAGCAGGTTAAGACGACAACGCCTTGAACTTCGTCGGCATGAAAGCCGGATGAATCGGGTTCGCTTGCGATACCAGTTCATCCGACCGCACTGGATTCCGGTACGGGGTGGCGATGACGTCCTGATCGGGTTCCAAATTGCAGGAGGCCCGCTTGCGGAAAATACTCAAGAATGGAAAGTTGTAAAAATGACCGCACACGTGACAGTCGCATCCAAAAAACGATTCGTAAGCGCGCGAGAAGTGCCTCCGCACCTGCTGGAATTAGTGCGTGTGATTTACGCATCAACGACATAGGCGTGCGATAAGGCACCGGGCCGCAGTCGCACTGTGTGGGCACCCAGCGCTGCAAACAGTGGCGGCATTCCCGCACGGTCATCCCATGCACGGCACAAGAAAAGTCGTGCCCCATCCAGGTAACGCCATCCTGGCGCAAACGTTCGCACGCATCGCAAAAACACAGCAATGAGCGATGCTGATCGACAAGCGCAGGCCAGCGCCTCGGGAAGAGTTGGTTTAATAGACGAAACCCGTCCTGTCGCATCGCGTCTGCAAGATACTTAGTAATCACAGCATTTCTCCGGGATAGTGGTTGTTGGCACGAAATCAAACTACGTTTGCGCCATGAAAATTAATCCTGCTCACTGTCGGCTTCGTGGATCGACGCCGACAACTGCATGCTCCGGGACGGTATCGAGAATGTTTGTTGACGATGGCAACTGACGGCCCGCATGACCGGACTTGGGGCTAAGCCGCCGCTCTGCACTAAAGACTTCTGGCCTCGCCAGCTTCAGGAACATCAGACGCGCACGCGGGATACCGTTGCGGCGCCATTCAGACACGGACGGGTCTTTAACTTGGCAAATCCGTGCGGTTTCTGACGTGCCGCCAAGCGCGTCAATGATTTCGTCGGCTGTAAGTTCATTAGTCATGCCTTATTTTAGGCATACCTAAAGAATTTAGCAAGATTAATTTAGGCACACCTTATATTGTTATTGTTAGGATTACCTAATGGATTGGCACAAAAGACTTACGCAGGCCCGGGAGGCCAAAAACATCAAAAAATCAGCTTTTGCGAAGCTGGTAGGAGTATCCGCACCGACAGTTACTGACTGGGAGAACGGCGATACAAAAATGATCGAAGGCAACAACCTGGTGAAGGTTTGTCAGGTACTGGAGGTGTCGCCAGATTGGCTGCTGCACGGAACCGAAAATGCGATGGAAGACGCTAAAAAGCTTCTGCCTGGCTCCGTTCCGATCTCACTTATCGAAGACGACGAGGAGGCGCTTTATCGCGTCAAACTGGTACAACTACGGTTACAAGCGGGAGTGACGGGGTTTCAAACAGAACCAGACAACACCGACGGTGGTACTCTGGGACTATCTAAATCGTGGGTACATCGCAAGGGTTTCGACCCCGAGAGCCTTCTTGCAGTCAAGGTCAAGGGTGAAAGCATGGAGCCAACGTTCTATGAAGGCGATACGATAGTTATCAATCTTGCCGACAAGAAATTGACCGACAATGGGGTATTCGCAGTCAACTATGGCGGGGAAGCTGTTGTAAAACGGATCTCTCGGGACGCCGGCCAATGGTGGCTAATGTCGGACAACTCCGATCAAAGAAAGTTCTATCGTAGGAATTGCCAAGGCAACGAATGCATCATTATTGGCAGGGTAGTACGTAGAGAAGGCGACCACTTCTAATCCCCCCCCCTTAAGGTAACTCACCCCGCATGTCGGGGTTTTTTTTCGCCATGCCGAAAGATCAAAGCAGCAACATATCAATAAATTTAGGTATGCCGAAAATTTTAACTTGACTGTTTCTTTAGGCATGCCTAAACTTCATCGCATTAGCAACCACAACGATGGAGCAAATTCGATGGGAACCCTGCCAAAAACACCTCTCACAGTTCTTCAAAGCATTCAGCAATGCATTGATGTGGCCACGAGCCGACACCCGCAAGATCGCGTCTTGTGCACTGAGACGTTCATCGCTGCACTATCTGGCGCGCTGCAGCGAGACGACATGGCGCTGGCCAACCGCGTCTTTTCGCTCCTGCTCACTCCAAAAAAAGAGGCTCGCCAGTGAGCGCCTTCCGCGTCACCGTCACGACCTCGTGCGCGGTCACGCGCTACTACGCACTGGCCAGCACGGCAGGCGCTGCGTGCGAGGACGCCGTCGCCGCCCAATGCGGCGAACCCTGCGGCGTTTCCGCGCGGCCACTGTAGGAGCCTGCAGCATGCCCACCACAGCTACCCGCAAGCCGGCCAAAGCGACTTTACCCAGCTCGCAAAGCCTGCACGACACACTGACAAACGCGAACGATGCTGCCGTCCTGTCGCGCTTCGCTCGAAACACGGGCTGCAGCACCACCGAGGTGGCCGGCCCGGATGGCCGCCTGGGCATTTTGCAAGTGTTCGACGCGATGCGCCGGCGGGGCTACCAGGTCACGGAACCAAAGCGACCACAGTCCCAACTGCGCGCCGGCTTCACAGCCTGGCTGGTGACCGTGACCCTGCCCAAGGGCGTTTCGTTCGATCTCGTTTACCACACGCCAGGCGGCATCAAATGACCGCCCCGCTCGTTCACTTGGCAATCCACGTTCGAAGTGTGCTCGCCAGGCCCTTGCACGAGCTGCGCGGATTTACATACCCGGATGGAAAACCAATGACGCCACGCCAAGCGCAAGCCGCCCTGGTGGCGCAACTGGCCGAGGGCAACGAATTGCTCCCGATCGGCAACAGCGCCCCATTCAATTTCATCAAACGCTAACCGGGCCGTACCCGCCCACAACCTGGAGCCGCACATGAGCGACCTCGTAATACCCACCATCGGTGGCATGAAGAATGCCCCGGCCCGAAGCGAGAAACGCATCGTCGTCGACGAGCTGGTCGACGACCAGGTATTCGCAATCACCGACTGGGCCGACATCCGCCCCAGCTACACCAACCGCAAACGGTTCAACCAGACCGCGCTGGAGCAACTGGCCGCCAACATCAAGGAAGTTGGAATTGTTCAGCCCATCCTGATTCGCCCTGTCACGCCAACCGCTGACGCGCCCCAGCATTTCGAGATCGTCGCCGGCGAGCGCCGCTGGCGCGCCGGCAACATCGCCGAGCTGCAGCGCGGTCCGACCATAATCCGCAAGCTGACGGACCTGCAGGCGCGCGAGATCCAGCTGCTGGAGAACCTGCAGCGCGAAGACCCACACCCGATGGAAGAAGCCGAAGGGTTCCAGGAACTGATGCTCAACGCCGGCTACACCGCCGACCGCCTGGTCGACAAGCTGAAAAAATCTCGTTCCCACATCTACGGCCGTCTGAAACTGTGCGCCCTGACCACAGAGGTGCGCGAGAAATTCCTCGACGACGTAATCACTCCGTCGACCGCGCTGCTGATCGCACGCATCCCCGTGCCGGCGCTGCAGATCAAGGCCCTGTCCGAGATCAGCGCGCCAACCTGGCAGGGCACTGGGCAGCCCATGCCCTATCGCGCAGCGCTACATCACGTACAGCAGAAATACATGGTCGACCTGACACGCGCACTGTTCAAACTGACCGATGCCGCGCTACTGCCACTGGCTGGTGCCTGCACCAAATGCCCGAAAAAATCCGGCAACCAGCCGGAGGTATTCGAGGACATCAAAAGTGCAGACGTCTGCACAGACCCAGACTGCTACGCTGAGAAGCGATTGGCGCATGGTGCATTAGCCGTTGCAGCAGCTGACAAGGGCAGGCCACCAATCTACAAAGACGATGGCCGACCTCATCGTTCACGCCCCATCGCGCCTGTGCGACCTCGGCAAATTCATCATCGCTGAGCGCCCTCTGCTGATCAATGCCCTGGATCGGGCCGCGAACGCCCTGGGTTGGCAATACGCACCAGGTCAGGTCTGGCTGCGCGCCGGCGAAACAAGCACACCAGGCGCGGGCCACGTGGCGTCGGAAGAGTCCGACGGCGAAGACGCAGCCAACCTGGCAGACCAAATCGGCCTGTCCTCAAGCGTGGAAGTAACGGAGATCGAGCCGCCTGCAGCAGTTACGGTCGATCAGCCAGTACCAGAAATCAAGACGCCAGCGCCACGCGCACGCAAGTCAAAAGCGACCGCGGCGCCGAAGCCATGGCCATGGACCAAATCCCCGGCTGCCGGCACCACCATGCCCACGCCTGTTACCGACGCGGCATCTCAATAACCACCACTACAACGGAGAAAACATGAAATTCATCACGTCCACTATCGCCAACATCCGCGCCCTCCTCGGCTCGATCGCTCAACCTGCAGCCCCGGTGGCCACGGTTACGGCGCCACATATCCGCATGCTCATGCTGCATCTCTGCGACCAGGACGAAGCAAAGGCCCTTTGGCTGGCACGCTGGCTGGCCTACCCACTGCACTACCGAGACGCGAAGATGTGCACGGCAATCCTCACGACCAACTCGGACGGCGCTGGACACCTGTTCTTTGAGAAAGTCATCGGCCCCATGTACGGCAACCAGGCCCAGCTGGGCGGCGTCTGGCCGCGCCGCACGTTCAACGGCTGGGCCATCGGCAAGCGCTATGCCGTGCTATCTGGTCTGGCGAATGCAGACCTGCACACGCCCAGCGTGAAGAACCTGATCACCTCATCGAACATTATCGTCCGTCGCCATGACCTGCCCGATATCGCCATTTCGAATAGCCTCAACATGGTTTTCATGACTGGCGCGCGCGAGGCACTCAGCCCGGAAAACTGCGATCGCCGTTTCTTCGTCCTCAACCCAAAGCAGAAGCTGCCAGCGACACTTGCAGCTGCAGTCGCCCATGAGATCGAGAATGGTGGCCTGGTCGAGTTCAACCACTTCCTGATGCATGAACTGGACATGGGTGACTTTGACACCTGCGCATCGACGACTTACGCGACAGAGCCAGTCCGGCCAGCAGCTGGCCTGCAAATCCTGCCATCGCCGCCAGGAGCCGCAGCATGAACGATCAGAAAATCTATGAGCTGATGGCGAAAACGTCGGACAGGCTGCAACGATCACCATCGACACATCCACCTTGAGCTTCCTGCCCAACGGCCCGCACCAGGTGGCCGCAATGGCCAACCTGGGCGCCGAGCTACTGCAGGAGATGAAGGCCTATCAGTGGACGTCCAGCCCGGCCAAAATCGTGGGGGCGCTGATCGAGGAAATAGGAACGACACCAGTTGCCCATGCGCTGCCAGTCTCAGCCCCCGAAATGTGGCAGTTTCGGGCGGCCAGCACCAAGGAAAGGCTCCCCTCCATGACGCATGCGCAAGCGCAAAGTAATGCGCTACTGTCTGAGGTGAGTGGTCTACGTACAGCGCTGACAAATGCCCTGAACTCCCAACCTGCGACGGATAATACGAAAGGGAATGTATGAGTACCGAAGAACTGCTCACAAAACTGCTTGAGCGTTTGGCCAAACCTGTCCCGCCGCCTTTGCCGGTCGCTGTGGACCTTTGGGATACGAAGCATATTGGCGCATACCTGAAGCGTTCACTCGACACAGTACGGGACGATATCGTGTGCTTGCCATCGTTCCCTAAACCGATACGACTTCCGACGCCAGGAAGGGCGCAAGCACTTTACAAAGCACGTGAGGTGATCGCATGGGCAGAAAGTCACGCAGCATAGCAGCGACGAACGTAGCAAAAAAGTCGTGCGAAAGGGTTGAATTCATTTGCAATATATGATGCTTACATATTTTTGATGTATGATTCTGCTTATTAACACCTGTATTAGTTGTTTTAACGCAATGACGCACTTGCAAGTATGCGTTGAAAACCGGACAAGACGTTCGGTTTTTTTTGACTGCTCTTTGACCATTGATAAAATTTAAGATCGGCCGCACATCATAATGAAAATGGAAGTCGTACAACTTACTGAAGCGTCGATTGAAGCAACTAGAACGAACTGGACTACCGCAGCAGTTGAGTTTGACATGCCAGAAACCGATGTCGAAATGCGCATGGATTGGGCTGCAAAGCACATGACGTATGAAGACCAGGCAGCGGCATTTGCCTATGGTATCGAGGACAATCAGAAAAAAATCGTCGGTCTTATGGATATTTACTACAGCAAACGTCCAGGCAAAGATCAGGGTTGGCTTAAGATGATGCAACTTTATCTAAGCCCTGAGTACTCATACGAGATAGTTAAAGATAATGCCGACAAAATTCTCACCGTTGCTGACATCTACTCAGCAGCGATCGCCGGTACGATCGTATTGACGGGCGCGCACAAAGCTCGTGTTGTGAAAATTTTTGGCCGTGATGATCTTTTGTTCACAATTTTGGTTGCACTGAAGACACAGTTAGCTGAAATAGCAACCTATAACGTAACCATCGAAGGTCGCTGGTTAGTTCTTTCCCCTAAGGAGTAAATTATGTCTAACGTCCACTTCACCACTCTGGCAGCACTTCGCATGCAAGATCCAGTAGCGTTTGATGCAACAATAACCAAGGCAGTCCGTGAAACCGCCTTTAAAGTTGGCCTAAATAGGTTCGCAGAAGCTTTGACGCGCCAAGAACGATGTGCCGAGCGTGTCACACCACTAAAGCACGCGGCCTAAGTATGCCCAGCTGAGAAAAGCCCGCTTTATGCGGGCTTTTTCTTTGGGCAATGCCCTACAACTTAGAGGCGATGTCATCTGCGGTTGCATTGTAGTAAGTTTGTAACTGCCGAATATCCTGATGCCCCACCATCCGGGCAAGGTCCAACACGGTGAGTTTGCCTGCAAGCCTGGTGATTGCCTCATGGCGCGTGTCATGAAAAGTCAAACCCTTAATGCCGGTCGTATCGCGCGCCCTGCGGAACATGGCATCGAGCGTCGCCGGCATCAAATCGAACCCCTCTGGCACCATTGCCCACAATTCCACCGCACGCGGCGACAAGGCCACCTCGCGGGGCAATCCGTTTTTCGTCATCCGCAACCGCGCCACGCGACCATTCACATCTTCCGCCTGCAACGAGCATATTTCCCCAGCACGCATCGCGGTTTCAATGGCGAACAGGAAAGCTATTGCGATGCGCTGCTGCTTGGTCTTCGGGACGACACCGGCCACCTGGTGATCCCACCCAAGTGCAATACAAATCTTCTTGATCTCTTCGGAGCTGATGAGACGATCACGGGGCGGTTTCGCCTTTGGCCGCGCAACGTCGGCCGTGGGGCTGGCCGATATCCATTTCCATTCCTTGCGAGCGACAGAGAACACGTGCGACAGCAGATTCATTTCTCGGGTTACCGAACCGCCCTGGACGTTCAGCAGTCGTTCATCGCGCCAAGCGGCAATATGAGTAGCATCCAAATCGCACATCTTGACGGAGCCGAGCGGCATCTCCGCAAAGAACGCCAGGCGGAATGCCTCCCAGCGGTGGCCTCGCTTCAACTTAGATACCTCTAGCTCGTACTTGCGGAACGCATCGGCGCAGGTCTTCGTACTGGCCACTGCTTTTTTGCCGCTGGCATTGATTCGCTGCTCAGCCTCCCAGGCCAAGGCAGCCGCCTTCGTATCAAATGTCCCGCTGGAGCGTATCCCGGCGACCATCACCCTGTGGCGCCATACCTTGCCGTCTTTGATCGGTGCTGCCATTTTTGCCAAACCCTTTGCCAATTTTTGGCAAATGGTAGCAGGATTTAACCGTTTTATACCGGACTACGCCGAAAACGCGGACGTAAAAAAACCCAGCCTCCCCCTATGAAAACGGGTTAATCTGGGTTTTTCCGTACTACCTCTTACGAATACTTGGTGCCGTTGG